GTCTGGTTGTTTGCCAGAAGGCTAGCGATGCGACGCTGACGGTTACGCTTGCGACCGCAGCGCAGCTTGACGCCGCGATTCCGAGTGCTAAAGTTGGTTCGTGCTTTGACCTGACGATTACCAACAATAACAACACGGGCGCTTCGTCGACTGTTCCTATCACTACCGGGACTGGCATCACCGTCTACGGTTCGGTTACGGTTCCGCGTTTCGGCGCGTACACGTACCGGCTCGTCAAGACTGGCGATGCGTCTTGGTCCGCGTTTCTGATGTAATAACCGGAGTCGCTAATGGCTAATAACAAGCCTGTAGGTGTTGCGTACTCCGACCCTGCGCTCACGGCGTTCTATCTCAACGCTCCAGTTACCAAAACTGCCAGTTTTGTTCTGGGCGATGAAGAAAACTTTGTGATCGCTAACGGTTCCGCTGCCAACGTCACCGTGACGTTGCCAAGCGGTGCTGATTACATCGGTCGGACTGTCTTTGTGAAGAACTTGTCAGCTACTTACACCCTGATCTCGGCGTCGTCGAACGTCAAACCGCGTACGTCTAACACGGCTGCTACCGCCATTCTGGCGGCAGCAGCAGGTGCATGGGCGATCTTGGTTTGCGAAGACGGCACGAATTGGGTTGTAATGGCCGGCAACTAACCTGGCGGGGGCTTCGGCCCCCGACTTTTATGCCCATCATCTATCTGCGTCACCCGCGCCACGGCGAGAAAGTTGCCATTTCTGACTTGGAAGCGGAGTATGATGAACAAAACGGCTGGACGCGCTATACTCTGGGCGCAGACCCTGACGGGGCCGTAGACAGCGTGCCGGACAATCAACTCGCACGCCGAGGTCGTCGTCGTAAGGAGACGGTCGATGGCAACTACAGCGGGTGACATCATTACGGGCGCGTTGCGCCTGATTGGTGTTGTAGCAGAGGGCGAGTCGCCTTCGCCTGAGTCGGCAGCCGATGCGCTGTCGGCTATGAACCAGATGATCGAGTCGTGGAACACCGAGCGGTTGTCGGTCTTTGCGACAGAAGATCAAGTCTTTAGTTGGCCTGCGACTGAGATCAGCCGCACGCTCGGGCCAACAGGCGACTTTGTGGGCAACCGGCCTATTCTTGTTGATGACTCGTCGTACTTCAAAGACCCGACTACTGGCGTCTCGTACGGTCTGAAGCTCATCAACCAGCAGCAGTACAACGGGATTGCGCTCAAAACGGTGCGCAGCACCTACCCGCAGGTCATGTGGGTCAACATGACGTACCCCGACATTGAGATGTACATCTATCCGGTACCTACGCGGGTGCTGGAGTTCCATTTCGTGTCGGTAGAAACGCTGACGCAACCTGCCATTTTGGCCACAAATCTGACGTTCCCGCCCGGTTATTTGCGAGCGTTTCGGTACAACTTGGCCTGTGAGCTGGCGCCTGAGTTTGGCGTCGAACCGTCGCGGCAAGTTTCGCGGATTGCGATGACGTCCAAGCGCAACCTGAAGCGCATCAACAATCCTGACGATTTGATGTCGATTCCGTACAGCATCGTCGGGACGCGCCAAAGATTTAATATTTACGCAGGCAATTTCTAATGAAATCGCCCATCCTCGGCGCCGCTTACGTCGCCCGCAGCATCAACGCTGCGGACAACCGGCTGATCAACATGTATCCGGAGTCCACCCCGGACGGCGGCAAGACGGCGGCGTACTTTCAGCGGGTGCCGGGAATCAAATCGGCAGCCGGCTATATTGGCGCAGGCAGCGGTCCGGTGCGGGGCATGTGGGTAGCTCGAAACGTGTTGTACGTCGTAGCAGGGTCCGTTTTTTATTCGGTCACGGCCACGTATTCTGCAACTGCTTTTGACAACACAATCCACACTTTAACAATCCTAGCGTCGAATGTAGCCGGCACAGGCCCGGTCAGCATGGTCGACAACGGCCAGCAAATTTTTATTGCAACCAACCCCAAAGGCTACATCTACAATATCGACACTGGCGTGTTTGCGCAAATAGGCGATCCAGACTTCCCCGGCGCTGTCACGGTGGGCTATGTCAATGGCTACTTTGTGTTCAACGAGCCCAACAGCGCTCGCGTCTGGGTGACCGCGCTCTATGATGGTAGCGGCATCGACGCGCTGTCATTTGCAAGCGCTGAAGCCGCGCCAGACAACGTGGTGTCGTTGATCGTCGACCACAAAGAAATTTGGATCTTTGGCAACAATTCGACCGAAGTTTGGTACGACGCTGGCCAGCCTGACTACCCGCTTGCCCCGATCCAAGGCGCGTTTCTTGAGACGGGCTGCGCCGCGCCGTACTCAGTCGCCAAGATGGACAATAGCGTCTTTTGGTTGGCGGCTGATGCACGCGGTTATGGCATGGTCTATCGCGCTCGCGGCTATCAGCCACAACGCATCTCGACGCACGCAATCGAGTACGCTATCCAGACGTACTCGACGATCTCGGACGCGATTGCGTACACGTACCAGCAAGACGGGCACATGTTCTACGTGCTGACGTTTCCTACTGCAAATGTCACGTGGGTCTATGATGCGGCCACCAATATGTGGCACCAGCGCGGCTACATTGATGCTTTTACAGGTCAGTACGCCCGGCATTCGCCATCTTGCGCTGTTGCGTATTATAACCGCGTGTACGTTGGTAACGGTCTACCATTCAGTTATGCGTATGTTGGCTATTACGATTTTAATTCATACACAGAATTTTTTGGCTATGCGCAAGGGTGGTTGCGGTCTTGGCGAGCTTTGCCCACAGGCCAAAACGATCTGAAACGTACGGCGCAGCATAGTTTGCAACTTGACTGCGAGGCCGGCACAACAACCAACTCCGGTATTGTCCAGCCCTCGGCGCCAGGCGTACAAGGCCCCCCGTGGTCAGTTTTGGCGTCTGATGGGACTGAATACGCAGTAATGACGCCGGTCGTACAGACTAGCAACGGCACGCCGTATACGCTTACAAACCCCGCGTTTGCGATTGGCGCTTACCCAGCCGGCGTTGCCGAAAATCGAAGCATGGTGGCGAGTTTGCGGTGGTCTGATGATGGCGGCCACAATTGGTCTAACTTACACACTCGGTCAATGGGGCTGTGGGGGCAGACTGGCCGCCGCGTCATTTGGCGTCGGCTTGGAATGACGCAGAAGCTGCGCGATCGCGTGTATGAAGTAAGTGGAACAGGGCACGGCAACGTCGCCATCATGGGCGCGGAACTGATCGCGAGCGGCACCGATGCCTAACATCACGCGCATCCCCGCCGCACGTGTTCCGGTCATTGAAGGACCGGATAACGTCATGCAGCGGGAGTGGTACCGCTTTTTCAACAATGCGTTTACGTTGTTGGGTCTAGGGCAAAACCAGTTCTCGCTGGAAGACTTGCAGGTCGGCCCAGCGGTCGCCACGCCTACGCTGTCCCTGACGCGCTACGGCTACTTCTTTGATACGACCACGCAAACGGCAGCGTCAATCAACACCGCGTACGGCATGACGTTCAACTCGGTTGGCTTTAGTCGAGGTGTGACCATCGGCACGCCGACGTCGCGCGTCTATGTTGATCGACCTGGGCTATACAACATCCAGTTTTCCGCTCAGCTTGATAAGACTTCTGGTGGCACAGCGTTCATCTACATTTGGCTTCGGCATAATAGCGTAGATGTCGATTACTCGGCTACGCAGATCCGTATTCAAGGTAACAACGCTGAGATTGTAGCGGCGTGGAATTTCATCCAGCTGATGAACACTGGCGACTATTTTGAGCTGATGTGGTCTACTGACAGCACTGATTGTCAGATACTGGCATCCCCAGCCGTTGCGCCCGTCCCAGCAATTCCGTCAATCATCTTGACCGTAACAAACAATCTTTGAGGCTAGTATGGCTACGATTGCGCCAGTGTTTAAGATGCAGTTTTTAGACAGCAACGGCGACCCGTTGTCGTATGGCCTGCTGTACACCTACGACGCGGGCACTACGACAGCGCGCGGTACGTACACGACTGCGGCAGGGTCTACCCTCAACCCTAATCCTGTTGTTCTTGACGCAGCAGGCCGCGCAGATTTGTTTTTGCAAGCGGGCGTATCGTATAAATTTACGCTGCAAAACTCGTCTGGCGTTTTGCAATATACGGTCGACTACGTACCTGCGTTTGGCACCATGTCAACGCAGAACTCTAACGCTGTAGCGATTACGGGCGGTACGATTAGCGGCGTCACCCTCAGCGGCCCCATCACCGGTAACGTGACGGGTAATGTCACCGGAAATTTAACAGGTAATGTTACTGGAAACGTATCCGGCGGAACCGTATCGGCGTCGTCTTACAACGGCGGTCAGCTTGCCGGGTTTCGCAACAAAATTATGAACGGCAGTATTGACGTAAATCAACGCCGCGCGTCAGGTGCGACAGGTACGACGGGCAGCGGCACGTCAACCCGTACAAATGCCTTGCAAATGCCAGATAGATGGTCGTATGTGTCAAACACGACGGCTATTATGACGGCTGCTCAAACAAGCATAGTAGGTGTCGGCGCGCCCCCAGAACAGTACAACTTAAAAAATAGTCTTAGACTTGTGGTGACTACCGCCGACGCAAGCCCAGGTACCACGGAATATTTTTCGCTACTTCAAACTATTGAAGGGTACGACATAAAATCGCTAGTCCAAAAAACTTTTACTATATCTTTTTGGGTGCGCGCTACCGTTACGGGATCGTATTCGATTGCACTATGGAACGGCGTTTGGGGCGGCGTGCAAGACACCGGCTACGTTACTGAATACACAGTCGATGTTACCAATCGGTGGGAATACAAGACTATAACTGTTATTGACGGCTTACCTTCGTTTGGCTCAAATTGGAATTTTACTAACCTTGAGGGTTTGACAGTTGCATGGACTTTATATGCTGGCGATTCTTTCCGCACATCTGCGACTAATTCATGGTATATATTGCCAACACTAGCTTCGCTTACTCAAGTAAACGCCGTTGCAACGATTGGTAATTCGTTTGAAATTACCGGCGTGCAAATTGAAAGTGGAAGTGTAGCTACTCCGTTTGAGCAGCGGCCTTTTGCTGTTGAGCTTGCTATGTGCCAGCGGTACTACGAAAAGTCGTTTTCGTACGGCGTCACCGCTGTGCAAAACGTAGGCTCAGCAGAAGGTGCGGCGTACGCAGTAGCGGCGGTGAACAATCAAGCGTTCGGCGCCAACGTCACCTACACGCAATCAAAACGCACTGCGCCAACGCTTACGACTTTTGCGCCAGACGCCGCGTCCGCTAACTGGTCTACGAACACTACGACGCCAACCGCGTCCGTGGTGAACTCAGGTCTGCGCGGCTTTGCTGTGCGCGGTGATACGTCAACCACCGCTGGCAACGCTTACTCCATCCACTGGTCGGCTAACGCGGAGTTTTGACATGCCCATCACCGCCAAGACGCTGGTCGAGTCCAAAGCAGTTGAGCAGGTGCAGACAACCCAGTACACTGCGCCCACCACCGCTACGATCATTGACAAGTTCACCGCAATCAACTACAGCGCTGCGGTCCGAACAATCAGCGTCAACATCGTACCGGCGGGACAGACTGCGGCGAGCAGCAACTTGGTCGTGCAGAACAAGTCGCTACAGCCTGGCGAAGCGTACACATTTCCTGAGATTGCAGGGCACATCCTGACCTTGGGCGATTCCATCTCAACGCTTGGCAGTCTTGCAGCGTCTATGAGCTTACGAGTTAGCGGCAGGGAGATATCGTAATGAGCTTTTTTAAAGATTTAGAAGATTTTGCCAGAGGCTTTGTTACGACTGTTGGCGGGATAGTTGACGACGTAGCGTCAGCAATTGCGCGACCGCTTGGCGTTCATCCGGACGTAGTTAAAGTTGCTGCCGCCGCGCTGGGGATGTATTACCAAGCGGGAGGTTTTGCTACTGCGGCAGGGGAAGCGGTATCCGAGGCAGCAGCCGCTGACTTGATTGCGGCTCATGGTGCGGACGCTCTGACGGCTGCTAATCAAATGGAAACGGCGGCAACGCTTGCCGCTGCTACAGGCACTGCGCTGCCCTATAGCGTAGACCCAGCGCAACTTGCGGCGCAATTGGCCGCTGAAGGTAGCATAGCATCTGCGGCACACATTGCGTCTACCGCAGGCGTCTCCACTGCGCCGATTGTTGACTCTTTGATCGCAAGCGGTCAATACGACGCTGCGGTGCAATTGACGATGGCTACTAACCCAATGGAACTTGGGTTTGTAAACCAAAACATTGGCTTGGCAAAAACGGCGGCTGAAACCGCTACCGCGTTTCCGGTCACCACCTCGCCGCTGGCGACAATGGGCGGGCCGAACATCCTGATGGACTTTCCTGCGAACATGATCGATACGTCGCTAGGACAGTCTTACAACGCGCTTGGCGTAGGAGCGGGGGTTCCTGCGGCTGCTGCGGGAGCGAATGTTTTGTCAGCGGCAGATCTCGCCGCTATTTCGGGCGCTGAAGGACTGGCCGTTCCGGCCGCGCTGGAAGGTGCCGGCGCTAACGCGCTTGCTACAAGCGCTGCGTTTGATCCTGCGTCTGCACTAGAAACTCAACTTAGCACCATTACGCCGGGCGCGTCGCCTGCTGACCTAGCGTGGATGGATACCGTATCTCCGTCTCAATTAGAAGCAATTAGTACCAGTGCGCTTCCGGGCGCAACAGCTTTGCCGTTTTCAATATCTGAGCTTGGCAAACTTGCCAAAGATTACGGTGTTCCGTTGTCTTTGCTGGCCAGCGCCTTTATGGGCTCCCGCGCGGCCACGGACGCTGCCGAAACCCAAGCGCAGTCAGCCCGTGAGGCGCGTCAACTTGCCCGTGACATTTTTAACGAGCAGAAGGCGCTGCAAGAGCCCTACCGCGCAGCCGGCATCACGGCGCAGAATCAGCTTCTCAATCTGCTCGGGCTGTCAGGCAACACGGCGGCGGCCGAATACGGCAAGTTCGCGCGGCCGTTTGGCATGTCAGACTTTCAAGCTGACCCAGGCTATGCGTTCCGGCTGAGCGAAGGCATGAAGGCGCTGGAGGCCAGCCGCGCCGCGAAGGGCGGTCTGCTGTCGGGCGCTACCGGCAAGGCGTTGCAGCGCTACGGTCAGGAAATGGGCTCGCAAGAGTACGGCAACGCATTCAATCGGTTCCAAACCGAGCGTGCCAATCGGCTGAACCCGCTGGCTGGTTTGATGGCGTCGGGTCAGGCGGCAGCAGCGGGCCAAGCGGCAAACGCAGGCAACTACGCTACTACAGCCGGTAACCTGACAACTAGCATCGGAGCGGCGCAAGCGGCTGGCCAAGTGGGCATGACAAATGCCTTGACAGGGGCGTTAGGTCAGTACCTAAACTATTCAGCTAATCAAGACTTGGCAAACGCTTTGCGTCGGTCGTCGTACCTCCCGTAAGGAATAGCTATGCCGCTTCAACCAAACATCGCTTTGCAAGTGCAAGGGCTGCAACTGCCCGATCCGCTAGCCCAATCAGGTCGCGTAGCGCAGATCCAGAACGCCCTCCAGCAGCAGCGCATGGGCGAGATGCAGATCCAGAACGCTCTGCGTGAGCAACAGCGCGCCCAAGAACTTCGGGAGATCATGTCTGGGTTTGCGCCGGACGCTCCTGCGGCAGACGTCGCTGGTCGCCTACACAAGGGCGGCTTCTTTCAAGAAGCCGGGCAGACTCTCCAGCAAGCTGCTCTGCGCGACAAAACTGCCCGAGAGGCGCAGGCGGCGCGGTTTACTGAGATAAAAACAAAGGCTGAACTAGCAGGCCGCATCTTCTCGGGCGTGTCCGACCAAGGTTCGTACACCGCCGCCCGGACGCGTGCGATCCAACAAGGTCTTGCGACCGCCGATGAAATCGCCGAACTGCTGCGTCATTCCGATGTGCTTGTCGCGCCCAGCATTCCCACCGATTCAGGCCGTCGCGAGGGAATTCCCGTGGTGCTGATG